ATGAACCGTTCAACGTTTAGCCAAAAAATCAATAATCAAAGTGAATTTTCCCAGCAAGACATGATTCAAATTATGTCTGCTCTGGAAGCCGATACTGGACTAATCGGGCTATACTTTTTTACTCCAAAAGTTACGAAAACGAAACAAAAGAGCGTGATGTAGAGAGGAGGTCCAACTATGAAGGAGGAGGAAGAATGGATGAATTGGAGCAACTAAGAATCAAAAACGCCGAGCTCAAACAGAAGCTTGAAACACGGCGTTTTGAAACCTTCACCAATTGTCTGTACTTGGTGAATATCCTTGCCATCACCACACAGAAGTGGGATGGTTGGCTGCTTTACTTCTTTGCTGCTGAACTGGCTGGATTATTTGTCTGGATATCCTGGGCAGCCTTTTGGGATTCCAGAAAATCCTGATGAGCCTGGATAGAAAAGAGGGAAATCTGTTGTGAAAAAATAGTGAAAGGAGGAATGAGCATGACTCAGGAAACAAAACCAACTTTTGGCAACGGAAAAGTTACTTCGCTGGAATTGAATTCTGGAATTAAAAGAATCAACGGATTGGTATCGGCGAGAAACGATGTTGCTAACGGACGAGAACTGACAGAAATCCCTGCAATATTGCAAGAAAAATATGATGACCTGAATACCCTTATTACTCAGATCATCATATTGGAAGCTGCTTATATCGGCAGAGAATGTTTCATCTTAACTCCGGATGACTTGAAAATATATCATCCGTAACTGGACCATAATCTTTTATCACGAAAACTTCACCTTGAAAAAGGACTTCTTCGTGGATGCAAGATTTGGAAACCCATTCTCCTGACCAATATTTCACAGCATCTTCTCTGTATGTTGGAAGGAAACCGAACCTTGGCGTTAAAAAGGCATCATCAGCTACATGAATGTTTCCTGTACATGAAAGCTTATAAAGATGCTTCTCGGGCGAAAGTTCTTCCCTCCAATATGTTACTTTGTCCATTAAATGATCTGCTCGAAGCAACCAAAGACAGGTCTTCCGAGATGGCAAAGAAGGGAAGCTTGCCAAACGGATATCTTCAAAAATTCGTTCCCTAGCATACAGTTGATATTCTTTTAACAATTCAACACATTGGTTCCATCCTATAGCTCCGGTATATCCGAAGTTATCAAAGCTTTTGAAGAATGGATTCACCTTTTTCCCTATAACTTCTCGTTGGCCTTCTTTAAAAGTTCCAATGTGATAAAAGATTTCGTCTTTTACTTGATCCAAAATATTCACCTCCCTTCTCCTGGTCATTATACCAGAAAGAAGATTGGAAGGAAGAAAGGAGTGATCTGTATGGAGTGCTTGACATGTTCCGTAAAGGAAGCAGCCAAAATCCTGGGAGTATCTCAAGATTATATCCGGCAGATGGATGGCAAAACCTTGCCACGGCTTACTAAACTGAAAGGCACTATCCGTTTTGCCCTTAAAGATGTGCTGGCCTGTGCGGACGAAACAGAGGCAGCCATCCGTCCATCTGAGCTTAAACGGCTGAAGATGGCGCTGGAATCAGCTCAAAACGAAAATCAAAGGTTGCGCAATGTAATTCGCAGCATATGTGCTGCTGCGAACATTGCGGCGGTGCAAGAAAAGCTATAGCAGGAGGGACTGTGATGGATGATGCAATGATGGAAACCATCCGGGCCAATGCCCGATATTACCGGCTTGCCAATGGCATGTCAGGCACCTACATCGGTGAAGCAGTTGGCCATGATGCCAGCTGGGTGCAGCAATTTGAGGCAGGCGCAATCCAAAAACCAAAACCGGCTGACCTGATCAAACTAGCCCGTGCCCTGGGGCTCCGGCTCAGCGACCTGGTCAAAACAGAACCCAACCTGCTGCTGTATCTTAGTCCGGAAGAACATCGGACAGGAATGGAAAAACTGGAAAAGATCCGGCACCGGCGAGGGGTATCCAAGAGACAATTCAGTTTGTCCTTGGGTCTTTGTGAGAACCATTACAACAAGGTCCTCAATGGCTACGGAAATTTCAGCATCAAAACCTGGTGGAAAATCGCAGATGCCCTGTTTATGGATCTGCGGACATTGATAGGGAGGCATGAAGATGACGTATAAGATCACTGACGAATTCCTTGATAAGGTGGATACCCTGCTTGATGCGGTGATGGAAATGGCCCAACACGCCGATATCATGACGGCGTCCGGGGTTGCCTTGGTTGACCTGAAACGGTTCGACGCAGTTCGGGACAATGCAGTCCGGGTTTGCGACGCTATGGAAGATGGATTCCCTGAGTATGGAAAGGATGAAGAAGATGAAGAAACAACCGAAGAATGCACCAATCCTGGTGACGATGATTTTGCTGCCGTATTTGATGATTCGGATGGCGCTGGATGTGATTCTGATGCTGATTGATACGTTGGCTGACGGTTTTGACGTCCTGGGTCCCCGGTTCCAGGGAATCGAGATTGGCTTCTTCGGAGCAATCAGCCTGCTTATTGTCGCTATCAACCTGGCAATCTGGGGGTAAGCCAATGACCAATGAAAACAAAAATGACCCGCCAGCATGGCAGTGCTGGCGAGTCTCATAAGAACTTCTAATCATCAGTATATCACAGGAGGAGCAACTATGGAAGAACTGGAAAAATCCCTGGCAGAAGCCATGGAAAACAACAACAGCCCGTACCTGGAAAACGATGCAGATGCCGACAGTGCCCTGCATAAAATCCAGCGGCTGAACCGAGGCATTGATTATGTCCGGCAAATTGCGGAACAGCAGATCCAGAAAATCGTAGCATGGAGAGATGAACAGATTGCCAACCGGCAGGAAGCTATTGCTTCTGAACAAAACCTGCTGCAGCTTTACGCAGAGGATCGGCTGAAGAATAGCAAACGGAAATCGGTATCTCTTCCCAGCGGGAAATTTGGCTACCGGAAACAGCCTCCTAAGATCACTCATGATGACACCATCCTGCTGGCCTTTGCTAAAGAAGCCGCTCCCCAGTTCGTGAAAATCAAGGAATCTGTAGACTGGGCAGGGCTGAAAAAATCCTGTGTGATTGACCAGGACAAGATGATTGATGAAAACGGGGAAGTGCTGCCGGGTATCACCATCGAGCAGCAGGAACCGAAATTCTATGTGGATACAAAGGAGGATAAATAATCATGGGAATGCCTGTATTTGTCATTGGATTTTCCGGCAGCGGGAAGTCTTCCAGCCTGCGTAATTTTCAGCCGGATGAAGTCGGTGTCTTCAGTGTAGCCGGAAAACGGCTGCCGTTCCAGAGCAAAATCAAAGTGGCCATGAACAGCAGCTATTCCGTCATCGAAAACAGCTTGAAGCGGAATGCGCTGCGGGCCTATGTAATCGATGACTCCCAATACCTGCTGGCCTTCGACAGCTTCCGGCGGGCAAAGGAATCCAGCTACAGCAAATTCACGGATTACGCCGTCTCTTTTTATACCTTGCTGGATACCATCAAGAAGACCAGCCCGGACACCATCGTTTACCTTCTGCACCATGCTGAGGAAACCGACCGGGGCATGGTCAAGGCAAAGACCATCGGGAAGATGCTGGACAACCAGCTAGTGCTGGAAGGACTGTGTGAGATTGTGCTATATGCCGAAACCGATGGGAAAAAGTACCAGTTTCTGACCCAGAGCAATGGCTTCACTACAGCCAAAAGTCCCATGGGGATGTTTCCCCTGGAAATTGACAATGATCTGAAAGCTGTTGACTCTCGGATCAGAGAATTTTATGGAATGAAACCGATCGTGGAAGAAAAAGCAGAGGAGGAAACAAAATGAAATTTATCAATTGGGATGCTGTAGAAGAAAACAACGGGAGCAGTTTTGACCGTCCGCCTGTAGGTGGCTACGTAATCACCATTGTAGAAGCTGTAGAGTATGAAGCTAAGGAATACTACAAACTGTCCTATGACTACGCTGAAGGGGAATGGGAAGGTTACCGAATGGCCATGTACCAGACTCATGGCTGGAAACTTCCGTCTTTTATCCGCTCTTACAAGGACAGCGCCCAGAGCTTTTTTAAAGCCTTTATGATCACTTTGCAGGAATGCAATCCCAGATTTGACTGGCACGCCTGGGTAAAATCCGGAGCCAAAGCAGATGCCCTGAATGGTCTGAAGCTGGGAGTTGTAATCGGGGAAGAAGAATATCAATGGCCGGTCGGTGAAGGCCCGGTGAAAACCCGGCAAACGATCCGGACCTTCCTGCCCATTGCTGATATCCGGGCAGGCAAATTTGAAATCCCTGCTTTGAAGAAGCTGAAGCCCAGCAATGAAGTGCAGGACCTTCCTCCTGCTCCGGCAGCCAAACCAGCAGCAACTGCGCAGCCGTCCCCGACCTATGACGCAGATCAATGTCCGTTCTGACGCCGGATGAAATTTTAGCAAAACTGAACAACGTGCACAAACGGGGCAGCGGCTTAGTTGCCGAATGCCCCGTTTGCCATGATGACCACCACCTTTATATTACCCAGGAAAATGGAAAGCTGCTGCTGTTTTGCCAAAAGTGCAAGGCAAAGTATCCAGAAATCATCAAAGCCCTGGACATGGACTCTTCCGGCTCTTGGCAAGCATCAGCCCCCATTCGTCCAAAGCAGCCCAAGAATCATGGCAAACAAATCGAAGAAATCCGTTATACGTACCGGGCTCCGTCGGGGAAGCCTGAATACCAAAAGATTCGGCGGAAATTCGAGGATGGGCACAAGATTTTCAGGTTCTGCTATACCGATGCAGATGGCCAGGTGAAGTACAAAAAACCTGACGGCTGCGACAACCTGTATAACCTGGACAGAATGGCAGCAGCGGATCCTTCCACTGTTCTGTACATCGTAGAAGGGGAAAAATGCGCTGATGCCATGACAGCAAAGGGATTTCTGGCCACCAGTACCAATACCGGCAGCCAAAAGAACCTGAAGCTGTCAGATACTGACCGTCAGACTCTGGAAAAATTCAAGCGAAAAATCATCATCCCGGACAACGATGATCCTGGTATGGAATATGCCAAAGCCTGGGAAAGAATGGGGGCTAAGATTTTCCCATGGAGAGAAATCTGGCCGGACATCCAGAAAAAACAGGACATTGCCGATTACTTCCAGGCTGGCGGAGATCCGGAGAAAATCCGGGGCTGGAAATATCCGGCCATGGAATTCAGTGAAGAATTTTTCTCCGGGCTGGACAGGGCCGACATGATCAAGACAGAGCTCTTTGCCGGACTCCAGGCAATCGAAGACCCTTTGGAACGGCAGCAGGCAGAAAGCCTGGCTGCTTTCCGGGCTAAGGAATTGGGAATTTCCAGGGAATTCACGAAGAACCAAAAGGCATGGAGAGCTGCCCAGGCTCAGGCCAATCAGGACAGCAAGAACTGCACGAAATTTTCCGGGCAGCCGCTGTCCCTGGAATGCGGTGATTGGATTGCCGATGATGGCGGGGTACGGAAGATGGAAGCTTCCGGCAATGGAGATTTCCGGTACCAGTGGGCTTCTCCCATTCCCATCCTGCCAACTGAGATCCTGATGAACCAGGAGACCAGCATGGAAAAAATTCGGCTCAGCTACTACAAGCCGGACGGATGGAAATCCTGTGTAGTGCCCAGGGAAGTTGCGGCCAACAGCAACAAAATCATCTCCCTGGCCAACATGGGCATTGAAGTGAACAGTGACAATGCCAAAAGCCTGGTGAAATATCTGGCCTGCTGTGTGGCAAAGAATCCTGCTGTACTTCCCAGGACTAAGAGTATCAGCCACATGGGCTGGATAGGAGATGACTTTGTTCCCTACACGGATGAAGTTTCTCTGGACAGCACCGACGAATACGGGACACTGATTGACTCCGTTGCAGAAAAAGGCACTCTGAGCGGATGGCTGAAAGCTGTGAAACCGCTCATGGGGAACCTGTATCTGCGGCTGGCAGTAGCAGCCAGTTTATCCGCTCCACTGATCAAGCCCCTGGGGGCGCTGTCCTTTGCCTTCCACTTGTGGGGCGGAACCGGAGCCGGGAAAACGGTGGGACTCATGGTGGCGGCATCTGTCTGGGGGAATCCTGCTCCTGGTAAACTGCTGCAGAGTATGAACAACACGGTGAATTTTACTACGGGCTGTGCAGCTACCCTGGGGAATTTACCTTTCTTTGGCGATGAACTGCAAACCATTAAGTCAAAATTTGACAACTATGATCAGTTCATCCACCAGATCACAGCTGAAGTGAGCCGGGGCCGTATGGATCAGACGGGTCGGATGCAGATGCAGAAAAGCTGGAAGACGGCTTTCCTGTTTACAGGAGAAGAACCGATTTCCCAGACCACCAGTGGTGGCGGGGTGGAGAACCGGCTGATTGAAATCGAATGCGCTCATAAAGTTGTGGAAAACGGCCCGGAAACGGTCCAGGCAATTACAAGCCAGTATGGGACCCTGGGCCCGGCCTACATTGCCAAACTACAGGAGAAGAAGCGGGATGGTATCGACCTACGGGCAGTCTTCAACGACTACCACAAAAGGCTGCTGAGGATGGAAACAACGGAAAAGCAGGCCATGGCCATGGGGATCATGATGACTGCGGATGATTTTTTCCGGATGTACTTTGCACCGGAGCTGCCGCCCCTGAAAATTGAAGAAGTAACGCCATTCCTGAAGACCATCAAAGAAGTTGACACGGCGGAACGGGCCTACAACCTGGTTATTGACCTAGTTGCCCAGAACAACGAGAACTTCTTCTACAGCCGGGACGATGATTCCGGCCGGACTGATTATCATCATGCACCTACACGGGAAGTTTGGGGAAAAATCCAGGGGAACCATGTGTGGGTTATCAAGCGGGTACTGGAAAATCTGCTGGCAGAAAATGGCCTGAGTTTCCGTGCGGTTTCCAAGAAATGGGCAGCCCAAGGCAGACTGGTGCCGACAAAACAGGGAAAATTTGCCAGGCAGGAATCAATTTCTGGTGTAAAGGGATGGTTCGTTCACTTGAAACGGTAAAAAGTTCTTCCTTTTTTTTACAATGCAAGAGCTAGGTAAGAATTTTTAGAATCCGGAAACCCGCTTGTGGTCTAGGTTTTAGCTTACTATTCTTACCTTCTTACCATTCTTACCTACATATATAGATAC